GGTACGGCGGAAGTGCCACTTGAGCGTAATTTTCTTACCCTTAAAACCGGGTAACAATAATATATGAATTATATTGGACCAGCGACGCGCACGCTTGTTTCCGTTTTTAGCAATAATCTTTCGTGCTTTTTTAACGATCGAGTATTTTCAGGGACTTACAACTGTCAGCGCCTTGTTCGGGTTGTTGTGGTACACAGATACCGCACTGGACGTTTTGCGCAATGACCGAACTCGTCAGCCAAGCCGAGTTCGCGCGTCACCGCGGCGTTTCGCGCAAATCGGTGACCGCCTGGAAGCAGCGCGGATACCTGGTCTGGCGTGACGGCAAGATCGATCGCGACGCGACAGACGAGCTGCTCGACAGCCGCGGGACGCCGGGTAACGGCGCTGACGCCGCCGGTAACGACGCCACGGAGGCCGAGCCGGCCGGTAACAACCCGGAGCCGGAGCCGCCGGCGCCGCCCCAGGAGCTGCAGACGCTGCTCGAACAGTCGGGCCTGCTGACGACGGCCGAGGCCGAGCGCGTAAAGGAAAACTACCTCGCCCGGCAGCGGAAGCTGCAGTACGAGCGCGACGCCGGCGAGCTGGTGCCCGTCGACGAGGTGGTCCGGCAGCTGACCGACAAGACGAACGTCATCCGCTCGAAGATCCTGGCGCTACCGACCGAGGCGGCACCGCAGCTGGCGCAGGAGTTCGGCGTCGACGCGAACCTGATGCGCGAACGGCTATCCGAGGCCGTGACACGCACACTGGAGAACCTGACGGACGTGATTGCCCGGTACGAGAGATCAGGAGAGTCCGATTGATCCCGGTCTTGGCGCGGCGAACCTGCACAAGCGGCTTTGCCGGGCGCTTCAGGAATCGCTGCGGCCACCGCCCAAGCTGAGCCTGTCCGGATGGGCCGAACGGTTCTTCCGGTTGTCGCCGGAGAGCAGCGCGGAGACCGGCGAGTTCCGACCTTGGGGCTTCCAGCGCGGGATGCTCGAGGCGGTGACGGCGCCGGAGAACCAGCGCATCACCGTGATCAAGAGTGCCCGCGTTGGCTATACGAAGCTCATCAACGCGGCCGTCGGGTTCTTCGTCCATCAGGACCCGTCGCCGATCCTGGTCGTGAACCCGCGTGTCGAGGACGCGGAGGACTACAGCAAGACCGAGATCGCGCCGATGCTGCGCGACAGTCCGCCGCTCGCGGACATCGTCGGGCAGGTGAAGGGCAAGGATCCGAACTTCACGATCCGGCGCAAGGTTTTCCGCAACGGCGCCTCGCTGTCGCTGTTGGGCGCCAACTCGCCGAACGAGTTTCGCCGCGTGACCGCGCGCATCGTCGCCTTCGACGAGGTCGACGCGTATCCGCACAGCACCAGCGAAGGCGATCCCATCGACCTGGGCGAGCGGCGCACGACCAGTTTCTGGAACCGCAAGATCATCCAGGGGTCGACGCCGACGGTGAAGGGCGAGAGTCGGATCGAGACCGCCTGGGCGGAAAGCGACCAGCGCCGCTACTTCGTGCCGTGTCCGCACTGCGACGAAGAGCAGGTTCTCGAGTTCGGCAGCGACAAGCCGCACGGGCTGCGGTGGCCGAAGCACGATGACGGGACACCAAATCCCCAGGACGCCTACTACGTCTGCGTCAACGGCTGCGTGATCGAGGAGCGGCACAAGCCGTGGATGATCGAGCACGGCCGCTGGATCGCGCAGAAGCCGGAGAACGCCGGCCACGCCGGCTTTCATATCTCGGCGCTCTACAGCCTCTTCTGGAACGCGCGCTGGTCGGTGATCGCCCGCGAGTTCCTCGAACGCAAGGACGACCCGGCGCGCCTGCAGACGTTCGTGAACACCGTCCTCGGCGAAAGCTGGGAGCCGCCGGCCGAAGCCGAGGTCGACGAGACGGCGCTGATGGCGCGCCGGGAGGTCTACCCGGCCGAGGTGCCCGACGGCGTGGCGCTGCTGACGGCTGGCGTTGATACACAGCCAGATCGTCTCGAGGTCGAGATCGTCGGCTGGGGTTACGACGAGGAGAGCTGGTCGATCGATCATCAGATCCTGGTTGGCGATCCCGACGAACGGGCCGTCTGGGATCGGCTCGACGAGCTCCGGTTGAAGCGCTGGCAGTGCGCCGACGGTCGCTCGCTGCCGATCGACGCGATGTGCGTCGACACCGGCGGCCACAACACCCAGGCCGCTTACCGATACGGCGTCGAGCGGGTCAGCCAGAACGTCTGGCCGATCAAGGGGCGCGGCAAACGCGCCGGCGCGAGCGCGGCCCAGCGCGGCCTGGTCTTCCAGGGGCGGCCGCGGCGGAAGCGGTCCAAGACGGGCACCAACCCGTTCATGGTCGATGTCGACACCGCGAAGGACACGCTGGTCCCGCGCCTGGCGAAACAGCCGCCCGGGCCGGTCACTTGCCACTTTCCGGCGCACTACGACCGGACGTACTTCGATCAGCTGACGGCCGAGAAGCCCGTCGCCGAGCGCGTTCACGGCCAGAAGGTCTGGCGCTGGCACCAGAAGTCGGGGCGCAGCAACGAGGCGCTCGACTGCCGGGTCTACGCGTACGCGGCCCTGTGCGCGCTGCAGAACGCCGGCCTGCAGCTGAACCGGCACGCTGCCAAGGTGGGCGCGACCCGGCCGCAGGATCGGGGGCCGGTGGCGACGGCCGATACGAGCACGAGCGAGCAGCAGGCGGCAGTGGTGCCGCAGCAGTCGAGTTCACGGCGGCCGGCGCCGGCGAAACGGCGGCGACCTGGCGTCAAAATGCGCATGACGATGGGGTAGACCTTGGCATCGTACGACGGATCGAGTGTAGACGAGCTTAAAAAAGAGCTATCCGCTTTGCGCAAAGCGATGGCCGATGAAAATCGCTCAGTCGAATACGAGGGCTATAGCTTCCAAAGGTTCGGCTTCACCGAGTTGCAGCGTCGTGAGGCCTGGCTGATCGAGCGTATTCGCGCGAAAGAGGGAAAACGGCGCTCGCGGCTGATCCGTCTTAACGCAGACAAGGGGCTGTAACTTGGCCCGCAGCGCGCGCGTAGCGGTCCGCAACAAGGCGACCGGTGAGTACATCCGCCACGACGGTCGGGAGCCTCGCGTCGGCGCAAGCGGCTTCGATGTGGTTGGTGACGGCCATCCCGCTTACGAAGCAGCGAGCCACGGCCGGCGTTTGCACCATTGGCGGCCCGGTGACATCGGGCCGAACGCGGCACTTGCATTCAACCTACCGGCGCTACGCAATCGCAGCCGCGACCAGGTGCGTCAGAACGCCGTCGCGTCGCGCGCTTCGGACGTCTGGGTCTCGAACCTTATCGGCACCGGTATCCGCCCGCTTTCGCGCGCACCGGACCGGCTGCTGCGCGAGAACATCGACAACCTTTGGGACGATTGGTCTGAAGAGTCCGACGCGGCTGGCGAGCTCGACTTTGCTGGGCTTGAGGCGCAGGTCGCGCGGTCGTGGTTCGAGGGGGGTGAGGTCTTCGTTCGATTCCGGCCCCGTCGTCCCGAGGACGGGCTGACGGTGCCGTTGCAGCTGCAGATCCTCGAGGCCGAGCACGTTCCGGCTGACATGCACGAGCAGGCCGAGAACGGCAACATCATCAAGCATGGGGTCGAGTTCGATGCGATCGGTCGCCGGGTCGCCTATTACATGTACCGGCAACACCCCGGCGAGTTCCACGACGCGGAGTTCATGCGCGACGACGACGTAGCATTCGGGCAGACGGTGCGCGTGCCAGCGCGTGAGGTTCTCCACATCTACCTGCCGAGCCGGCCTGGCATGAAGCGGGGTGAGCCGGCACTGACCCAGACACTCGTCACGCTTCGTGATCTGGATGCGTGGCAGGACGCGGAGCTGATGCGCCAGAAAATGGGCGCGATGTTCCTGGGCTTCATTAAGCGGCCGAACCCGGACGACGAGGGTCCAAAGATGGGCCCGCAGGACGAGCAGGCCGAGGCGGCGGCAGAGCATCAGATCGGCGCGAGCGACGAACCCTCACCGGAGATCCAAAACGCTCAACCGGGCAGCGTCATGGAGCTCGCTGACGGTCAAGACATTAACTGGTCCGATCCGCCGGAAGTTGGTTCGACCTATGAATCGTTCGTCCGTAACCGGATGCGCGCGATCGCGAAGTCGGTCGGTCAGCTCTACGAACAACTGAGCGGCGACTACTCGCAGATCGACGACCGGACCTACCGCGCAGAACACAACGAGATGCGCCGGCAGGTCGAGAGCCTGCAGAACCACGTCATCATCGCGCAGTTCTGCCGGCCGGTCTGGCGCCGTTTCTTCACCACGGCGCTCGTCAGCGGCGCCCTCGATCTCGGTCAGGTGCGCCAGGATCGGGCGCGACGCGTTCAGTGGATACCGCAGGGCTTCCGCCATATTCATCCGGTTCAGGACGTGCAGGCGAAACGCCAGGCCACGCGCAGCGGCTTTCAATCGCGCCAAGAGATTGTGCGCGAGGAGGGCCGCAACGTTCAC